CTGAACCGGTAAGCCTGCCTGTCGGCGTGCCGGGGAGGGAATGCAAACGACGGGATGCGCCCGGAGAAGTTCCTATGGATGGATTTTCGGACGGGGGTTCGACTCCCCCCGCCTCCACCATAACAGCACACCAGTTTTGATACAATGTGTATCGACGTTGGTGTGCTGTTTTTTTATCAAAAAGTGCCTATTTACAAGGCTTTTCCGACAACATTTAACGAAAGCAGGCTCCGAGACCTCTCTGTGATTGGTCGCCGGAACCTTTTTCTATGCTCTTACCTTGCAAGATTTTATTATTTCCCCCGTTGGGTGCATCTTTTAATTATTCCTGCGGGGTATCGTTAAAACTTGCAAGGCAAATAAAAAGCCGGAGCTTAGTCGACTTCTATTTCCGTCCCGTTATAAAACACGAACTTGATATGCCCGTCCGGGTAAACGATGCCTTTTTCGACCATGACCGTCCAGATGGTGTCGTTCCATTCTGTCAGGATTTGCGGCTGCTTCTTGAGCGTCCTAATGAACAGTCCCATCGACTTGTCCTGCTGTTCCCGCAATGTGCGCTCTGCTTTGAGTCTTTCAAGCACTGCGACCGTCTCTTCGTAACGCTTTGTCAGGCTTTCGTATTTTTTCAAGTATTCTTCCTGTGACTGTGTTGTGCTGGCGTTCTCCGTAACCGCTGCCTTGACCATTTCGGCAATCACAGCAGCTTCGTCCTCTTGGCTGGCTATTCCAGCATCGAGTGAGGCAAAGTCCGTCAGACTTTTTCTCATCAATTCACAGTCAGCTACCACCTTCGGCAGATTGTCCATCACTCGGTTGTATGCGGTAATGAACAGAGACTGGATTGTTTCTGTCGTGAGCACCGGCGTCGTGCATTTATGCTCAAATTTGGCGTTGCATTGCCAAATCGTGCTGCGGTATTTATCCGTAGAGTGCCATAGCTTTCTGCCGTAATACCCACCACAATCAGCGCATACCAACTTCGTGGAAAGAACGCTTTTACCGCTGTACGCCTTACCGAGCTGTTTTCGTCTGGCAAACTCTGCCTGAACATGGTCCCATTCGTCAGGCTCGACGATTGCCGGATGACTGCCTTCAACATAATATTGCGGCACCTCGCCTTGATTTGGCTTGAGCTTTTTCTGAAGGAAATCGACGGTGAAGCGTTTTTGAAGAAGAGCGTCACCTTTGTATTTTTCGTTGGTGAGGATGCTGTCTATTGTGGTCTTGCTCCATTTCGTGCTGCCTCCCGGCGATAAAATACCGAGGCTCTCAAGATATTTACCAATTCCGGTGGCAGTCTTTCCTTCGAGAAATAGCGCATAAATCAAGCGTACCGTCGCTGCCTCCTTTTCATTTACCACAGGCGGGTCATCCTTCGTTTCCCCCTTCTCGTAGCCAAGGAATCGGCTGTAAGCCATCGACACCTTGCCGTCGGCAAACCTCTTTCGCTGTCCCCATGTGACATTCTCCGAAATGGAGCGGCTCTCTTCCTGCGCGAGGCTGGACATTATCGTGATGAGCAGTTCGCCCTTGCTGTCCAGTGTGAAAATATTTTCCTTTTCAAAATAGACCTCAATGCCGTTTTCCTTGAGCTTTCGCACCGTAGTCAGGCTGTCCACCGTATTGCGCGCGAAACGGCTAACCGACTTGGTGACGATGAGGTCGATTTTACCGGCAAGGGCATCGTCGACCATCTGATTGAAGCCGTCACGATGCTTGGTGTTCAAGGCTGAAATGCCCTCGTCCGTATATACAGCAATGAACTCCCATTCCGGCTTTGATTGAATGTAGTGCGTGTAATAATCCACCTGCGCCGTATAGCTGGTCTGCTGTTCTTCACTGTCGGTCGAAACGCGGGCGTACCCGGCGACACGACGTCGTCTGGTATTCGCGGTCGGCAGGTGCGTTAACGGGTTAATCGTCGGTGGAATTACTGTTACTCTTGCCATTATTGTTGCCGCCTCCTTTCCAGCGCTTTTTGCCGTGCAGCGGCTCTCATTTCGTCTGTCCAGCTTTCGCGTCGAGAGCGGTCTGCCCATGTGCGCTCAACCATTCTGCCATCCTTGAATATGAAACGCAGGTGGTTATCTTCCGGCACCTCGATACGCTCAATCAGCGTGTCGAAAACTGTCGAATTGTAATCACCTATACCGAGCACCTCGGCGCATACGGCTTTCAATGTGACTTCTGGTATCTTTTTTCCGTGGCAGTAGGCCTTGCCCTGCGAAAGAAACGTCGAGCAATTCCATCCGACCGAGCCGTTGCTGGTGTTGCGTTTGTAGGCTTTCCCACAGTACGGACAGTGGATTTTGCTTGTAAACTCGCTCTTTTGTGGACGCGGTCTGTTTTTGGTCGCTTCACGCATTTTTTGTAAAACTGCTTGTGCCGATGCGAAAGTCTCATCGTCAATGATGGCGGGATGTGTTTCCTCCGCATAAAACATGGGAAGCTCGCCGGTATTCCGACATAGCTTTTTCTCCAAGTGATTATTGCGATATCGTTTTTGAAGCATAGCGTTTCCAGTGTATTTCTCATTGGCGACAGTTTCTCGAATGCGTTGTGCGCACCATCTGCCGCCAAGCGCACAAGTCAAGCCCCTGTCATTCAAGTCCCTGCTGATAGAGTTGAAACTCTCTCCGGCAATAACACGACTGAATATTTCTCGGACAATCATCGCAGAATCCTCATCAATTGTGATTCCTGCTTTTGTTACGTTGTATCCAAGCAGAAATCTCCAATTAATGAGCTCGCCTTTTTCAAAGCCCTTACGGATACGCCACTTCTGATTCTCACTTGCCGACAGGCTTTCTTCTTGCGCGTAGGACGCCAGAATTGAAAGCATAAGCTCGCCGTCGGCGCTCATGGTGTGGATATTTTGTTCCTCGAAATACACGTCCACACCCAGCAGTTTGAACTCGCGAACGGTTTCCAGCAATGTGACTGTATTCCGTGCAAAGCGTGAAATTGACTTTGTTATCACCATATTAATTCGCCCGTCACGGCAGTCGGCGACCAGTCGAAGGAAACCGTCACGGTTTTCCTTTGTGCCGGTTTTAGCCTCATCGGAATATACACCCGCATACAGCCAATCCGGATTGCTTTGAATGAGATTGCTGTAATAACTGACTTGTGCGGAAAGAGAATGCAGCATCGCATCCTTGCCCGACGAGACTCGCGCATAGGCGGCGACACGCTTTTTAGCATCTAATCGTGGTGACTGCACAACCTTTTTTATTGTTCTTGGCATGGCATTACCTCCTCGTAGTGTGACATATTACCGTTGATTTCACCGTATATCAAGTCAATTCCGCGATATATACTACACGAAGATATGCCGTATTTTTCAGCGATGATTGTATCAATTATGGCGTAATCCTCCGAGGTTAAAATTCCCATTGTCATTAGCTTTTTTGCCTGTAACATCGATGCCATATATTGCTCCAGCCGAGCACGATATTCAACTTTCATGGCTATCATACGGCTTTCCATATCTGTCGGCAATGTAGCAAGCGCGACTACAATACTTTCTGTTTTTATTGCCATACGCAGAAAAAGACTTCCCGCAGTGCTGGCAGATGAATTGATACACCGCTCTGTGCTTGACCTCGTTCATGTGGCTGTTCCACCACTCCTGCCGACAGCGGTCAGAGCAGAACTTGCGCGGCTTACGCCCACGAATTAAGCGTATTTGTTTTCCACATTGCTTGCAGCTTGTTTTACTTTCATCTGAGTTTCCGCTCAGTCCATTTCGGCGACAGAAGGAGCGAACGGTATTATTGGATACTCCCAGCATCTGACTTATTGTTATGTATCCAACGCCAGATGAACGCAGACTGATGATTTGGCTCTTTTCTTCGTTTGTCATAAGCGCCCTCCAATCTGGAGGTGGCGATTTCTTTGAGTGCCTTTCCTCCAAATCCTCCGTCAAAGAAAATGCCAGCAAAATAAAGTCGCCAATGAAAAAGAGCAAAAAAAATAATGCCCACCAGAGAAAAAATCTCCGATGGGCATTAACTGTAGGTCAACAACTTGACCGCTGGTTTATGGACTTTCGCTCTGCGGCGGTATATCCTTTATTCGCTGTACTTGACAAAAGCGTCGTTAAAGCCCGCCGCTTTGACCTTCTTGAGCATGGCGTCGGCGTTGTCCTTGACGGAATACGCGCCGACCTGCACGCGGTAGTATTTCTTCGACGTGGTCGGTGTTGTGGGCGTTTCTGTTTCCGTCACCGCCAGCCCAGCCTTGACCGCAGCACGGAAGGTGTCCATGCTCTTGCCGTGCTTCGGAAACCAGTGCATCACATCGCCGTGATTGGACGCGATGCCTTTCTTGTATCCCTCGCAGTGGCAGATGATGTCCTTCTCGGTGAGGTTGTACTGCTTGCAAAGATACACGCACAGCTCGACCGCCTCAGTGTAGACCTTGTTAAAATAGGTCGCGTCGGTCAGCCCGTCCTCGCAAATCTCAAAGCCGATATGGGTGTTGTTTGCGCTGCCTCCGGCGTGCCAGCCGCGCATATTCCACGGCAGCGTCTGGTAGGTGGCAATCGTGCCGTCCTTCAGCTTGCCAATGAACCCGTGAACGCAGACCTGCTGTCCGCCCGGAGTCGCGGTGTTCCAGTGGTTGCCGTACTGGTTCACGCCGAGCAGACCGTCGTCCGGGCCGACGTACCGCCTGAGATTGGGGTTATTGGCGCCTGTGCTGTGTACCATGATGCCTTTCGGCGTGATGGTTTTTCCTGATTTGTAGCAGTTATTGTTCGTGAGATAGAGCTTGTGAAGATTCATATCAGTTGTCCTCCTTTTCGCTGCGGTCATGGAGCTGTTCCAAAACAGCTTTTAGTTTCGCCGGAATGGGAAGCCCCAGATGCCCGGCGTTTTCCAGCAGGGACACGCCCTCGTTGGAAATGTAGAAAAAGATGATGGCGGTTCTCAAGACGCTGCCGGTCCCGATGACATGGACGTCAAGGATATTTCCCACGCCGACGAGGGTGAAAATCAGCACTTTCTTGAAGATGCCCTTGAAGCCGACTGCGCTGGACAGCTTTTTGTCCACAACAGCGCACATGACGCCCGTGATATAGTCGACCGCCACGAAAGCGATAAGCGCGTAGAGCAAGCCGTCGCACCCTCCCATGAACCACCCGAGCCAGCCGCCCACAGCGGCGAAAGCCACCTGTATCGTGTTCCAAAATTCCTTCATAATAGTTCCCTCCTTTAATAGATTTCCACGCCGTTGGTGTTCGGCGTATCGGACGCTTTGCCGATCAGGTCGGACAGGCGCGCTTTTGTCTTTCTGCCACCGCTGTCCACGGTGAAGGACGTATAAAACCCGCTCTTGCCAAAGTTGTGCGTGACGTCGGTGATCGTGCCGACAACAGACTCCTCGCCGTTCTCGTCTATGACATGGACCTCGTCGCCAATTGTGAGCTGGGGCGTAAAAACGCCGACAAAGCTCTCAAGCCGCCCGGAAATGGCGAGCGACTCAGCCAGTTCGTTTGCCATAGAGGTCACTTCCGCTTCCGTCGCGCCATCAGCCGCTGTGACGTAGAGCGTTCTGTGCGAGGGCTGCACCCACCACTTGCTCTGAGGCACATCTGCGTAAACGCTCAGAACCGGGTCGCCGCAAGTGACGCACACACGACTGGCGGCGTCGGAGTCATCGTATTCGATGCTGTAGCTCCAGCAGGTCTTGTCCCTCTCGAAGGTATAGGTTCCGGGCTGGTCAAAGCGCGGGTCTGTCGCAGCGCCAACACCGACCGTGCCGCTCTGCGTTTCGTCGACCTTCCAATCGGAAAGCAGAGAAATGACACGTTTCAAGCCGTCCAGAATCGTCACGTCCGGGTCAAACCGCAGCTTCCATGCCTTGCCAGCATCGCCCACAAAGAAGTCCTCGACTTCCGCAAGCTCCATGATGGCGGTCATGTTATCGATGAGCGCCCCTTCCTCGAAGGTGTTGTCCTCGTTAAAGGTCTGCTCCTTGAGGAGCTTGCCTATGGCGTTTCGTGCGGAAACAGAGACCTTCTCGTCCGGGTACGCGACGTTGGCGCGGTCGATGTAGAAAATGCCAAGAGCGATCTCGTCGCTGTCGCCCAGGGAGAAATAAATCTCCATTTTGGTTCCCGGCGTTACAAGGGCGCGGTATCGGTTAAGCAGCTCACCCCGGATATTGAGCAGAGTACAGGACATGGACGAAACCTCGCTGCCCGCGCTGAAGGTGGTTGAGCCGTCCACAAGCGCCTTGGAGATATCGGTCGGCATCATGAACATGACAAAACGATGGTCGCCCTCCGCGCTCCAAAAGCCGTAGCCGCCGTAATGCGCCACGCGCTTCAAGCTGGGATATGAGATGTTTTCATCCGGGGAGGCGCGTCCCTTATCCGTAAAAACAAGATCGGCGTACAGGCCGAGAGCCGGGTCTGCATTCAACGCTCGGATAAGTCCGTCAGAGGACAGATAGAAAACCCGCAGGAGATTATCATTGGAATGAATCGCCTGCGGGTATAGGCCCGTGCCAATATTCATGGTGTACTCAAACGAGAGCTGCATCGCCTCACCCCCTCTGCAGTTGAATGGAACAGGTGAAGCGGAGCAGATTGTTTTCGGTCTTGAACGGGTATTCGATGGAATAGCTCGCTTCAATCGTCTCCCCTGCGGCGGGAGGCGTTGTCAGCTTCAGCCCCGGCACCGTCTTGCCAAGAAAGAACGTGCATCTGTAAGACAGATTGTCCCTGGCGGTTATGCTGTTGTTCGAGCCGTAAATTGTGTACGACCATGTGTAATCGGGGATATAGACACGCCAGTACCTTGCGCTCACGGTTTCCCACGACCACACTTGCTCGGCTCTGGTATGTGTGACCGCCGTCCAGTTTTCGTTGTCGGTGGAATACTCGATGACGAGGTTGTCGATTTGAGAGGACGGAACCGTGAGAGGATTGATCTTGAGACGGTTGCATTCCTTTGCCGAGAGGAAATCTATCAAGATTGGCTTTTCCGCTGTAACCTGACACGAGGAAGGATAGAAAGCTGTGTTGTAGCAGTTCCACCAAGCCAGCGGGTCGTAGCGCGTGTAGTTCCCGGTATACGGGGTACAGCTCTTAATGTTGCCGAACTCAACGTTATCGAGCTGCGCGTTAAGCTCTGCGGTATGGTAGTTCTCATACCAATCGCCGCAGTTGCTTTCGCAGTCCACGGTGAAGTCCGTACCTTCGGTCAGCTCCACATCGTTTACGAACACGCGCGGCGTTCCGGCCTGAATCAGCGGACACTTGATATTGAACTCTGTGGTTTCGCCGTCGCCCTCGCCGATGACAAGATGGTCAACCGCATAGGGCGGGAACACGTCGTGGTCTGGGAAGGTGAACGCTCCAAATCCCGCTATTCCGAACTGCTTTACAATGCGGTTGTTGCATTCGCTGTCGAGGAACGTGACCACGGGCAAATCGTACTGGTAGTTGTCCATGCTGCCCGAGCCGCCTGTAAAGGAGTAGCTCTTGCTGCTCGTGTAGTTCGTGTTTAGGTCTGAGGAATAATCCAGCGCGAACCGGCCGAAGCGGACATAGCCGTCGACGCTCCCCGTCAGCAGCCAGCGCACCAGATAATTGGACTCCGCTTCCGGGTATATGCCGTTGTCGCCGAAGCCGGAAGCAGTATAAGTGGCGTAGAAGGTCGCGGTGATATACACAACATCCGTGTCGGTCTTTGCAATGGCTATCTGGTTGCCCTCGGAATCCTGCAGCATGGCGTGGGTGGTGAGGTAGTAATAGGTCGACCACGTCCCGCTGTATCTTCCTTCGAATCCAACCTCTGTGATGTTGCTACCGTTGCACTCGGTTGCCTCCAGCTTTATCTGCTTGGTGATATGGGAGGTCGGATACTCGTACACGGTCTCAAGCGTGGTGACCGCTTTCCGGGTCAGGTGCGTAAAAAGCGCCGTGTCGGTTATCGCCGGGGTTCCCGTTCCCGTCCCCAGAGCGATATAGGTCAAAAGGTCGGTGGTTTTACCCAGCGGAGAAGCTGTGAGCCGGGATTTGAAATAATAATCGGTTATGACGTTGTAGCCGACCGCCGTCTGCTTGACTTTGCCAGACACAGCGTCGACCACTTTTACTTCGAATTTATTGTGCAAAAGCACTTTCTGTTTTACCTGCATGATGGCGTCCTCCTTAAATCGGCAAGGTTGAAACCGGCGTCAGCGACATTGTCGCAGTCGGGATTTCAACGGTTGCGGTACATGGCTCGTGATAAAGCGTAGTGAACACCGCTTCATCGATCCATCCCTGCGCGGTATCTACCACAAACGCGGCGGCGGTTTCCTCTGTGAAGCCGTAGTAGTAAATGGCCTCCGCTTCCGCGACAGATGACAGTTCGGGAAGAAACCACTTCTCATCCTGAAGCCTGTAATACCAGAAGTTTCGGTGCATAGGAATGGTGATCGTGACCTCCAGTGTTCTGCGAATGTCCGCGCTCGTATACAGCACAAAGGCTTGTAGCTCGGCGTCGTAGTCGCAGGAGGCCACGGTCACTCCGCTGACGGACAGCTTGCAGCCGGAGAGGAAGGAATCGTCCGGCGTTCCGTTTAGAGCGTGGCTCAGATAAATGCGAAAGCCGTAACAGGCGAACTCCTCCTCGCGGTTAATCTTCTCAACGGAAGTCACCGACAGTTCAGGCGAAGCCTCCGCCGTATCGAGCATAAAATACGGCAGAGCGGACTTGCCTCCGAGCGTCTCGCTTGTTGCGCCGTAATAACGAGTAATGTCCGGGAGCCATGCGCGCGCATCAAAGGTGTTGATATGCACGGTTTCGGGGCGGACGCTCATTCCGGCGTAGTTGCGGTAAGTAAGAGTCAAAAGCATATCTGTACCGTTCTGCGTGAGAAATCCGATGCGGAAGTCGTTTGTGCGGATGACGGAAAGGGTCGTGTTGCCTGTGCCAAGCGTGGCGGCCTCGCGCTCCGCCTCCCAAGCATAAGAGCCGTCTGACTGACAGCAGTAAGCGCGGTAAAACACAGCGCCGTCACGAATGTAGCCGATGATAAGGCCCTGGTCAAGGTCGATATCCACGCTGGATTGCCATCCCTTACAGGCAGAAATTTGCGACACATCGCTTGCAAGCAGAGCACGGGTCGAAGCGTCGTTCCACTTCTGAACGTAAAGGTCGCCGCCCTCAACGGTAAAGATGTATGGGTACTCCTCTGTTTTGAGGTAGTACCACTCCTGCGCGGCATTCATAGCCCAGACGCCGTTGAATTCGATTGCGACATCCTCGGCTGTTCCGAATGTCCAGAGGTACTCCCACTTGAAGTCGAAGCCAGCAGGAAACTTGCGTTTATATACAGTCGCTACGCCGTCGTCCAGACAAATGGCATAGGCGAGGGACAGACTGCTTTCGCCCTCCATCTGACGGACGGCGACGTCGCCGAGCGCCGGAGAAACATCCTCGTGTATCGGCTCGGACAGCAGCGTGTTGATAGAGGTCTGGGTTGCGACAAGCCGGATGCTCGGCTTGCTGTTCGTGTCGTCGGCTTTGAAGCGGTTCAGGAGCTTTGCTTTCAGCGCGGCGGGTATCGTCCTCATCGGTCGCTCACCTCGCTTACAGCGGAAAGCGTGGCGGTGGTTTTGTACCATCCCGCCGCGAGGTACTCGAACTCGCCGAGTTCAGAGATGCGCCCGGTGAACACGCCCTGCTTAACCGACACCTCCAGCAGCGGAAGCTCATCGGCGGCTGTCATCAGCGCGGATTTGCCCGACTCGTCCGCATAAAGTTCAAGCGCATAGCGAACGGTCGGGCTTCCGAACCGGGTCAAGTATTCCGTGCCGTCCAAAGCGGTCTGCACGGTAAGGATAAGTTCCTGTGTGTTTTTGAAACTGACGAAGCGCGTGATGAGGCTGTCCGCCCCGTAGATTTTCAAATAGGCCATTACACACGCACCTCCTGTCTAAGCTGGTCGATGATGATATCCACGACGGACGTCAGGTCGCCGCTGCCATCCACGCCTTCCACACGGATTACTCCCGTGTGCTGGACGATAGTCGTCACGGTGCTGACGGCCCTGTCGAGGAAAGACGTGTCGATTCCCGCATTTGCGGCAATATCGAAGTCAGTAGGCAGCGCGGTTTCCATGCTGTTTGCAATGTCTTTCATGGCGCTGTCAATGTCCTCGCCCATGCCGTTGACGGCTTTTACAGCGTCCTGCCCGTTGGTTTCAATGGAACCCGCAAGGCCCTCCACCATCATTTTCCCGATCCAGCCCATCTCCTTAGAGGGAGAAGCGATGCCAAAGAAGTCGCAGATGCCGTCCCAGATGGAGGATATCCACCCGGATACCTTCTCCCAAAGCCATGAAGCCAGAGACTGGATGCCCTGCCACAGGCCGGAAACGATGTTTACGCCTATATCAAAGACCGCGCCGACCGCTTCACCGAGACCGTTGACAATAGCGGCGATGATTTGCGGGAGCGCCGCCACGAGTTGCGGTATTGCCTGAATCAGACCGACTGCAAGCTGCACGATAAGCTCAATGCCCATTTCAATGATAGCGGGCAGGTTATCTGTGATGAAGTTGATAATTGTGGTGATGATTTCCGGCAGCGCCGCCACAAGTTCCGGCAGTGCGTTCAAGAGTCCCTGCGCCAAGCCCTGAATGATTGCGAGAGCCGCCGCGAGAATCTGATCCATGTTATCCAGAAGCGTCTGGCATATGAGGATGATTGCTTCCACAATGGACGGAATCAGCTCAGGCAGAGCGTCCGCAAGGCCGGTGGCAAGAGTGACGATCATGGTGATCGCCGCCTCCACAATGGCGGGAAGGTTGTCGATGATACCTTGCGCGAGGGTCAGCACGAGCTGAAGCGCACTTTCCGTTATGGCCGGGAGAGCCTCAACAAGTCCTTCGATAAGCGTCATAATAATGGAAGAAGCGCACTCCACCAGCGTTGGCAGGTTTTCCACGATGGCGCTTCCAATGGCGGTTATGATATCCATGCCGACCTGCACGATTTTTGGCAGATGTTCCATGATCATGTCCGCAAGACCCCCGACCGTGTTGCCGATGACCTCGCTGATTTTGTCAAAATCGTCGCCGGCCTCTACCATCCCGGTCGTGAACTCTGAAAGGAGTGCCGTTCCGTCGTCCGCGAGGTCTTGAAGCTGCGGAAGCAGCACTGTTCCAAGGACTCGCTGCGCCGCCGCAGAGCCTTGCTTCAACCGCTGTACGGAATCGTCGAATGCGCCCAGCTTGGCAATCGTCTCCTCGGACAGTACCGCTCCCATGTTTTTTGCTTCTTCAGTCAGCGCCGCAATGCCCTCGGAACCCTGGGCAATCAGTGGATTGAGGTCTTGCGCCGACTTGCCGAAGATCTGCATGGCAAGGGCGTCGCGTTCGGTTTCGTTGGTCATGTCGCCGAGGGCGTCGATGCATTCCCAGTAAACGTCCTCGCTGTCGCGCAGATTGCCGTTGGCGTCGGTGACAGATACGCCGAGCTGTTCATAGGCTTCGGCATATGCGGCCGAACCGTCAGCCGCGCTGGACATGGACTTGACGTTCTTCGCCATAGAGGAAGTGAGCGTATCCAGCGACACATCCACAAGGTCGGCGGCATAGGAATACGCTTGGAGGCTCTCTACGCTCATGCCCGTCACCGTGGACTGGGTTATCATTTCATCCGCGTATGCGGCGGCTTCCACAGTCATGTCCACGAGCGCCTTGCCGGCCGCGACAGCAGCCGTGCCGATAGCGGCGAGCGCAACACCCATCGCCGCGCCGACGCCCTTGACCACGGAGCCGAGCTTGCTGAATTTGCCCTGCGACCGATCCGCCTCGTCCCCGGCCTCGTCCAGCTCATCGCCGAACTTGTCCGTCTGCTTGGCGGCGTCGTTCATTTCGTCGCCGACCTCGTCGATGGCTTTCTCGTTTTGGGAAAGCTCCCGCTCCATGCCGTTCAGCTCCGCCTGTGCGTTGTTGAGCTGCGTGACCCACGCCTGAGTGCGGCGGTCGTTCTCCCCGAAGGAGTCAGAGGCATTTTCCAGGGCTTTTCGCAGAGTCTCAATTTTCTCTTTCTGCGCTTCGATCTGCTTGGAGAGAACCTCGTTTTTTGCTGTGAGAGACTCCACGCTGGTCTCGTTTTTGTCGAACTGGGAGGTGGCGAGCTTCATCTCCGAGCCGAGAACTTTAAATTGCTGGTTGATATCGGAGAGGGCCTTTTTAAACTCTTTTTCACCCTCCACGCCGATCTTCAGACCGAAATTATCAGCCATCGCTCACCACCTCCTTAAATTCCCTCCGGGACGATTTCGTCTATATATCGCGCCCGTTTCGGTTTTGCCATTCCGTTGAACTGCATATACACCTCCCACTGGTCGAGAAGATGACCGAGCGGCATAAGCCACACTTCATCCTCCGACCGATGCAGGAGGGAAACGCCGTAAAAAATCAGCCGGGCAAACAACTCATCGTCGTCTACCCGACCTGCGCGTTTTTTGGGGATTCGTCCTCGCTTTTCACATTTCGTTTTGCGCCCTTCATCATGGCCTCCATGATGCTGTCCTTGTATTGCGCAAGCTCGAAGGGCGAAGTGAGCAGCTCAACAGCCTCCTCTGTAAGAGGTTCCCGCTTATCCTCCGGGTGCTGCAGATTGTGGACAAGGACGGACTGGTTGACGAGCAGTGTGATAAGCCACACCACCTCGTCCAGCGCCATTTCAAAGTTCTCCGTTTTCATGAGCTTCTCGCCAAGATTGGAGAGACCGCCATACCTCGCGGCGATTTCCTTCGTGGCGCGGGTCGTGAGAATCATCTCATAGTCTTTGCCGCCGATGCTGACAGCCGCGCTTCTTTCGTCAGCCATTACTCTTCACCTCCCGCAAACACAGGCTCGTAGACCTGCGTGTACCAGCCGGAAATGACGGATGCCGGAACGCTGGCGTCGCCCTCAGTGACTTCCGCTTTCCACGGATGCTTGCTGTTGCCGTCCAGTTTGTTGCGACGCAGTACCGTGCCTTCGATGGTAGGAGTGGAAAAGGTGATGGAGTCACCTTTGGTGGCAAGGTTGGTGGCGGGGATGCCGAACTTCACACGGTACAGCCAGAAGTAGCGGTATTTGCCATTGGACTTTTTCGCGCGGAAGCCAATGGCGACCGGGTCGCCGCCATCCTCAGAGGTTGCGATAACCACACCGTTGTCATCGATTTGCGCGCCAGTCAGATCTCCCGCTGCAGAGCTTCCGATGTCGTCGACTCCGAGGGACAAGGTGCCGCTTTTGAACTCCTTGACGATTTCCGAGGGGCCGTCGTCCGCATAGAGGGTTGCTTCGGCAAGTTCAACCGACAAGTCGGCCTGAATCGCCTTTGCGAGCTGAACCGGGGTCGCATAGGTTTCATCGCCGTTTTCGTCCTCCGTGATTTTCGAATAATAAAGTTTATCAAGACCGATAGTAGCCATTGTTCATTCCTCCGTGTTATATACTTGCGCCGTGTCGATGGCGCTGTGGTGGTACCCGGTATCGTCCTCGTGGGCGATGTACCGTCTATCCGTTATGGTGATGTCCGACGAAAGCAGCGCGTTCACGATCATGTCGCGTGTTCGCAAGTAGTTGCCTTTGTCGAACAAGGAAACGCGAACCTCCTGCACCTCGTTTTCGGGGCGGTTGTCCGCATGAAGCTCAAACGTGTCAACGATTGGCGTCAACACGACGTAAAGGTCGGGCGGCGTATCGGAAAACACGCCCGTTTCCACAGGGATGGATAAGCCCTCGACGATGCTTTTCAGCGTAGTAAGCAGATACCTGTCCTCGATTTTTGTGTAGAGGGCACGAATGGTTGTATCAGCCGTAACATTTGTGGACTGCCCGCTCCATCCATCAAACGTGTACCCCTCGCGGGACGGGTCGGCTGGGGGTTCCACAGAACCGCCCGAGTCCACGTTTTCCGTTTTAAGCACAGTGTCGTCCCAGTCCAGATACTGAACGGCATACTGCACGACGCCTTCGCGCGCTGTGATCTCCACCTCGCCGAGTCCAACATAGGTGTTGCTGCTCGCCCATGCGTCGCTGCACACGACCCACAGAACATCCGTTACGATGGGATCGTCAAAGTCGCATTCCAGGTCAGCAAACGATTCTTCTGCAAACTGTCCCTGCCATATTAGCCGCCCCATATCGGAGTCGGCGTAGACAGATACATTTTTTGTCAGGTGAGCATAAGAGGAAAATTTGTTGTACAGCTTCAAATGCGTGATGCAAAGTGTGACGGGAAACGCCCACTTCCACCATGCGGGAAGCGCGTCTTTCGCCGACTCCCACGAGCAGTTGGCGCCTTCGTGCAAACCGTCCGCGGCTTTCCAGGGGAACGCGAGCGAGCTTTGATTCTGCGAGCTTGCAGCCGTTTCGCCATAGTCGGTATTGGAGCTGATAACGGGCTGCGTCCAGTCAATCCATCGGAAGGAGCTCATATCTTCTCAACCTCCTCCTCAAGCACCCGCTTCATCGCTTCGATGCACTCGCTCTTGCTGGCTGATTTGGCTGGTTTCAGAAAGGGCTTCGCGGGTTGACCGTGCTTGCCGTATTCCAGAACGCCCGCGATCATTGCGTTGGATTTGCCGTCTGAGCGCGGCTCGGAAAAGCCGACCTTCACGTTAAAGTTGCCGTCTTTGTCCTGCCTCGCTGCCGAAACACCCAGAGCGCCGACCAGCTCACCAGTGGAGCGGCTTTCTTCCTGAAGCCCGCTGCCAATCACGCTCTGAAGGTTGGATTTCACCTTTGCCTCCACGATCTCGCCGCCAGCCTGCAGCACGCGGGGCAGGATTTCATCTGTTTTATCCGCCAGCTTGGAAACCTTCAAAAGGAAGTCCTCCGGCAGCTTCATCGTTGCTTTAGCTACTGGGCTTCACCTCCTTCGCCAGAACCTCGATATACATTCCGCGCCCCTTAACGTTTTCGACCGAGGTAATCTCAAACCGACCGCCATTGTTTACGATGACCATTGCCGCGGTTATCTCCGTATCGGGAATGGTACGAAAGCGGAAAAGGTCGGTGGCTTCAGAGAACTGAGCGCGATTCGCCCATTTTTCGTTGCCGTGCCGACCTTCCCGATACGCTCTCACGGACGCGATAATTACATCCTGTTCAGAGGAGAACCCCTCCGCGTCCTTCACATTCTGCTTTTCCACGAGGTCTATGAAGGTGTTCATCTTACCGTAGCTCATACTCACACCTTCCAATCCCGGTCGAGCCGAAGCAGGAGATTGACCGTGTTCCACACCTGCTGACCCGCCTGTACATTGTCAGAGAAAAAGCCGCCCGTGCTGCCGTCCCGTGATTCATAGAAATGGGACGACAGCATGATAACGGCCTGTTCGGTGGTGGCGGGCATCGCATTGGAATCGTAGTAGTTCTCCGCAAGGTGCTGGTAGCTCTCGGCGTATCTGGTGGCAGCGGTGATGTATAGCTGCAGAAGTTCATCGTCCGCCGAGTGTTCCAGAATGAGATTTGCTTTGACTTTTTCAAGCAGCGTCATACATCATCACCGCCTTTCGCTTACGCACCCATCTGCAGGAGCTGGATGCCTTCGGGAAGAATGACCTTGCCGTCTACGCGCTCGGTGGCAAGGAAGCCGACCTGACCGTTTCCGGCGTAGAGCTCGTTCAGACGCTGAACGGTACGACCCATGCGGTCGGCAATCCAGTAGTTCTGGAAGTCACCGAAAGCGATGGGCAGTGCGCCCGCCGCCACAGCCGGAGCGTAGGGAGAGGTATAGAGCGGATAACCGAGCAGACGGTCGGGCTGACCAGCTTGAACGCTCGGCTGCCACAGGTACGCACCGTTGTTGTCCTTCAGCTTGCGCAGAGCGGAAACCGTGACATCACGCATGAGGAACACAGCGTTTCTGCGGTATGGGGATTTCAGTGCGTAGATGAGGTCGATGAGATTGTCCACGGTAATGGCGGTTGCGCTGCCAGCCGTGACACCCACGGTGCCGCCATTTGCCGTGAAGATACCGGTAGGCTGACCGCTGCCGGTGCCGATGCAGAACGCTTCCTCCTCCGCAACACCGAAGGCGCGAGAGAACTCATTTGCGATGTAGCTTTCGAGGTCGAACATGGAGTCCTGAAGCAGCTCAATGCTGACCTTCGCAAGGTCGGTCAGTTTGAAAGCATCGATAGTCTTCTGCGCGAAGGTCGGATTGCTTTCGGTGTAGGCAGCGTTTTCGGGAGTCCACTGTGCGATGGAGTGGGTAGCTGCGATGGGAATTTTACGCTCGGCAGAGGTGGTGATGGTCTTAGCAATGGTACGGATGACATTTGCTTCCTCAAGCCCTGTGACAATCTGATGTTCAAATTCTTCCGGCACAAGGAAGCCGCCGTCCGAGTCGGTGCCCTCGCTCATCACATTGTGGAGCAGCGTCTTACCCCGCAGCGCACGACCGAAGTCCTCCTTGTATTCGTTGGTCGCTCTCGGACGGGTGGGCTTGGTGCTGCCATCAGTGGGCTTGCAGGTGAGCGGAGTGCTGGTGGGCTGTGCCATGGCAGCATCACGCGCCACGCGGTCTTCCTCAATGGCAATTTGACGCGCCATCGCATCTACATCTGCCACCATCTTGTCGTAGGTGGCATTGTCCTCGGCAGAAAGCACACCGTCTTTCGCCCTTGCGTCGAGGAACGCCTTTGCAGCGTCCCACGCCTTTGCACGCTTTTCGCGCATTTCGAGTACCTTTTTCATAGTAGAAATACCTCCATTAAATGTATTTACGGGCTTGCAGTTTCTGCATTGCCTCTTCGATGGAAACGCCGGTGGGCGCGTCCTGCTTCTTTTGCTCCGCTTTCGGAGCGGGTTTGAGAATGAGCTTGTTCATGAGCGAATTGGTGACGGCCCTGCGGCTGAATGCAAAAACGACATCTTCGGAGTGGTCGCGTTTTGCGTCCTCCAAGATGCCGTCCGCAAAGCCAAGCTCTACGGCTTTATTTGCGTTCATATAGGTTTCACCGTCCATGAGATGCGAGATTTTTGCCCGCGACAAGCTGGTCTTTATCTCGTAGGCATTGATGATGGACTCCTTGACCTCATCCAGCATGGCGATGGCTTTCTGCATTTCCTCCGTGTCGCCGATAGCTACGGAGGCGGGGTTGTGAATCATCATGAGCGAGGTAGGTGCCATGAGCACCTTTGTTCCCGCCATTGCGATAACCGATGCCGCTGAAGCCGCAATGCCATCAATCTTGACAGTCACGTCGTGAGGGTAATCCATGAGCATGGCGTAGATCTGACTTGCCGCCACGCAGTCGCCGCCGGGAGAGTTGATCCAAACGACAATGTCGCCGTCGCCGGATATGAGCTCATCTTTGAACATTCGCGGTGTGATTTCATCATCCCACCAGCTTTCGTCCGCAATCGTGCCATCGAGGTAAAGGGTGCGGACTCCCGTCTCCTCGTCGCTGTCCCAGTTCCAGAAGTGCGTCTTATCACGCACCCTTACGGGACTTCGCTTTGTTTTGTCCATCTGAGGTTTCCTCCGTTCCTGAAGTTGTATTTGCAAACGCGCCAGCGTCCTGCAGCTTTGTCATCGCGCCGTTGATGAGATAAAGGTCGCCGCCGAGGTCGGCAGGAATTCGGTCGAGGTTTTCAAGCTCTCGTATGTCATTTGCCGACATCCAGCCGTTTTGTCGAGCGGTCGCGTAG